CTGGTCGAGCTCCATCTCTTCGTACAGCCCGTACGCGAGGTTGTCGGGGTCGGTGAACATCGCGTACTCGTCGGGCCACCCGTTGATGCCGACCACGTCGTAGTCGAACGGAGTCAGGTCGCTGTCGCCGAAGATGACCGCGCTCCCGAGCGGGTCCTCGCGCTGGGTGAGGTTGAACGCGTACTCCTGCATCTTCGACGGGCTCATCATGAAGGCCACGTTGTCGGGGTCGCGGAACCGACTGTCGATGGTCTGGATGGTCTCGTTGAACATCTGCGTGTCCGGCGCGGCGTTGGCTTGGTCGTACACCGGCATCGTACTGAGTTGCCCGCCGGCGGTCTCCTCCAAGCCGATGCGGTCAGACGCCCCGTCTTCGCCCTCGGCAATCGCTATCCACCCGTTCCAGGTGTCGTCGAGGTCAGAGGTCCCGACTGCCGAGTAGGTGCTTTGGAGGTTGCCCGCGTCGGCGTTTGCGCGGATGCCGATGAGTCCGATATCGTTGCCCCACCGCTGGACGAACTGGTTGACGATGTAATCGCCGAACTGGTCCGGGCCGAAGTGAGTGTTTTTGAGTGCGTCCCGCTTCGGTTCGACGAGGATGTAGTACTGCTTGTCCGTTGCGTTGAATTTGACGGACCCCGAGTCAACACCCGAGTCCGACGTTCGAGAACCTTCCTCGTCGCGTTGGCTACCCGACAGTTGCGGGACGCCGAACTGCGGCACTTCTACCTCCAGACGCGGGATGGTCATCGTGTCGGCCAGTCCGAGAATCTGGATTTCTTTCTGCATCCGCTCCAGGAACTCCTCGGTTACGTCGACCGGGAGCTGGAAGCCGTCCAGCGTTGCGAGGTCGACGTCCTTCTGCTGGAGCGAGAGTGCGTTGCTGTTCTGCTGTCGAACTGCGCCGATGGTGTTTGCGTCTGCCATGTCTGTTACCCCAGCAGCTTGCCGACGCCCTCAAGCCCGCTCTCCGTCTCGCCGCCGTCGTCGCGGACTTGGTCACTCCCGCCGCTCTGCTTGGCGAGGTTGTCGAGACGTTCGCGGAGTTCTTTTACTTCATCTGCCACGTCGTCGCCACCGTCGCTACCGCCGTCTTCGGCGAGGACCGCCTCCGCCTGGCTCTTGGGCACCTCGTGCGTCTCGCCGTCGAGTTCGATTTCGACGGTCTTCTCCTCGCCGCTGAGTGCCCGTGTGAGCGTGTCGACGCGCTTGGCCATCTCGCTAACCGTGTCGTTTAGTTCGGATATCTGTTCTGCGTTCGTCTCGGCGAGGGCAAGTCCCTCGCCGGAGTTGTCGTCTCCCATGGTTTCGGTATCGGCGGACTGCGAGCCACCGTTGTCGGCCGGCGTGTCGCCGCCGGCAGCGTGCTTGCTGTCCTGTACGTCGAACGGGGTGTCGCCATCCTCGCCGTCGCCATCGTCAAAGGTGCGGGCCTCGTGCTCGGAGAGGTTGAAGTCGATGTCGCCGCGGTCGGTGAATCGCGTCATGCCGTGGTCGACGCCCGCATCCTCAAGCATGTCGAGGTTGGCATCGATGGCAGCCATCGCCGACTCGCGGTTCGACTGCGAGAGCGTCTCGCCGGCTTTGTCTGTCGGGGCCGCCCCTCCAGACGTCGTGGTCGTGTCGCCATCGGACCCTGGCGTGAGTGCTGACAGGAACGCCTTGCCAGCACGGGCGATTGGCGACGCCTTTGCCGGGTCCGCCGCGCCGTCAACCTCCATCGCATCGTTGAGCACGCCCCAGAGTCGTTCGGCCTCGGTCTCGGAGTGGCCGCGCTCCAGTGCCTCGTCGATAAATGCATCCCGGTTGCCGATGTGGTCGCCAAGTCGCTTGTCGGTGTCCTTGGCTTCGAGGATTTCGGCATCAGGGACGGCCGGGATGTCCACTGCCGACACCTCGCGGACAGTGCCGTCGGTCAACTCCCAGACCATCTCACCATCGGGGAGTGCATCGGGGACAGTCACGTCCTCGACCTCGCTGGGGTCAAAGGGGCCGTTCCAGTCGACCGCCACCGCGCCGATACTGTACCCTTCAAGGACGCCATCCTCGATAAGCGCCGCGAGTTCGGCGTCGTTGATGCCCCATGTCTGGACCCACGCGCCGGCGTCGACCTCCGTGCCACCGATGTCTGTGGCCTCGTCGAGCACCTCGTTGCGCTCCAATTCCATCCACTCGTCGGGCCAGACTGCGTGCATCACGCCGCCGCTCGCTTCGTCGGCGTCGACGAACGTCTCGAACTGGCCGGCAAACTCGCGGATGGTCTCCTCGCGCGCAAAGTCGCTCTGGAGGTCTGCCTTGTCGGGCACCATCACGATGCCCGTCGCTTCGAGAGCGAACTCGTCGCTGTCCTTGGTCTCGGCGAACGCAACGTGCGTTCGGAACTGTCGTCCGCCGGCCTTGGTTACTGGCGGCATTGTCTATTCCTCATCCTCGTTGTCGGCGTCCGCGTCGGCGTCCTTGGTCTTGTCGAGTTTCTCGGCCCGACGGGTGCCAAGGACGCCGCGCTTCTCGCCGCGCACTGTATCGTCGTCTGTCATGTGTGTCGGATGCTGTCCATCCCGGTCGGGCCTCGCTTGCGCGGGGAGTCGGGTGCTCCCGCGCTGGCGGTCATCGGCAGCCGCTTATGCGTTCGGGATGTCCTCCGGCACGTCTTCGGCATCCGGTGACGGCCCCTCCGGCAGGCGGTCGTGGAAGTTCGTAATCTCGACGTAGGCGTACTCCAGTCGGATGCTGTCGTAGTGGTAGCTCCCGTGACTCGACGCACCCGTCAGGCCAGACCACTCCGTTGGTGGGACGTTCACGTAGGCATACAGTGAATTTGGGCTACCCTCGCGTGTGAACGAGAGGTAGAGTTCCTGCTCGTCAAAGTCGAACAACCCTTCGTCGAGATTGGAGCTGTCGAACTGCTGCGTCTCGATATCTTTGGTGACGAGGTCAGCCTCAACGTCCCGCCAGTCGCGGGTGCCGATGCGATTTTCTGGCGGCGGCGCATCCTCAGGGCGACCATCGGCCCCGCCATCACCGACAGGCTGTGTGTCGCTGCCTACATCGGCGACGAGCGTCTGTCCGTCGACGGGATGGTCATCGGGGAGCGGGTCCTCGCCGACCATTTCGAGGGCGCGGTTGACCGGGACCGCCCCACCGACGGCCTGAATCTTCTGCCGGGCGACCTTGGCGTCCTCCGCGGGCTGGTCGGCCCCCCGAAGCTCAAACTCGATGGTCCAGTCACCCACGCCGAAGGCCGTCTGATGGATGAGTTTGAACAGTCGGCGCGCGAACTTGTGTTGTTCGGGCGCGACGACGTTCCGCGCAAAATCGGCCCGCTGTGCATCGGCGTTCGAGCGGTTGCTCGTCTCAGTCACGCCGATGAGGATGGGTGGCACCTCGTGGACTTTCGCAATCTCGTGTTCGTTTTTCTCGCGGTAGGCTTGGAAGTCCATTTCCTCACCGATACCCTGTCCCACCGGCTCCAGCTCAATTTCGACATCTTGGTCAAGCCGACTCTGGAAGTTTTCGGCTTCGAGGATGACCGCCCGGTGCGACTCCTCACGCAGCCCGTGGAGCATCTGCCGTAGGTCTTCGCGCGACTCCTCGGTGAGTTCGCCGCCTGTGACTTTGACCGCCATCCGCGGAATCGTGTCATTATCGAAAAACTGCCGGTTGTAGTCCTTCGCCGCCTCGTCCCCGCCGATAGTCCGAATCGCCGAGACCCAGTCCGGGACGCCATAATCCTGTTCAAGCGGGGACGGGTTGCGAATAAAGATGAGCTCGTTGGCAGGGTCGTTTGACAGATTCTCCGCGCTCTCGGTCGCCACGTCACCTGTTTCTCGGTCGACGAAGATGGGTTCGCGACCGTCGTCCTCATTGTTGACATACCTGACCGTGGGGGGGCCGCTATCGCTGGGGATGACTGGTTCAAGGCCGCGGTAGCGGTCGCCGGCCTCGCCGAAGTAGCGCCGGTTCCCCCCGCGTTTTTGGATGTAGCCCCGACTGGCGTGCGGGCCGGCGAAGCGCCCTGATTCAGGATGTCGCGGCGTGTCGTAGTCGTCCTGCGGTTTGCGGACTCGGACTGTGTTTGCTGGGACGTACGCCAGCCCGACAGGCACACCCGCCATGTTCGTGAGGAGTTCGAGACAGCACCACCCGATGTTGTGGTAGTCCTGCCGGGCGAGTTCGAGCACTTCTGACGGCGTCGTCGGTTCTGCTGACTGCGTCGGGCCAGTCTGCCAGCGAGAGTTCCGGCCGCGCCAGAAATCCCTGATGACGGCCTGCTCAGTCTCGTCGGCGTCGTCGATATCCACGTCGGCGTGTGGGACAATCTCAAAACCATATCCCACCTCGTAGCGGGCCTTCTTTCTGACCGCCATCGCGTGCGTTTCGTTGAGTTCGAGAAACGCCGCCAGCCGGTCGGGGTTGTACGGCGGCTTGACCCCGAGACTATGGCTCTGGATACGCCGCTCGGGGAGTTGGGTACTGGTGTCGGCCTTGAGTCGCTGCTGACCGACCGGCTCAACAGTCAACTCGACGCGGTCTTGGTTGCTCACAAGTAGCTCACTCCATTGCTGTCGTCGTCGCGGTCGCCACGGCCGTCGAATCGCCGGAGTGCCTTCTCAGCCATGTACCACGACGCCACGAGGTCCGGTGTGTGCCCCTCAAGACGACCGTTGTCGAGTTCGAGCGACTGCATGGCTGTGACGAAGTCCTCTGTCGGCCCGTGGCCCCGGTAGAACTGGACCATCCCGTTCTCGACCAGTGTCCGCAGGCGCGGGATGCCGTTCTCCCAGCTGTGTTTCTGCGACCCCGTGTCGAGACCCTGCACCTTCGCGGCCAGTTGGCTGTCGAATTCGATAGCGTCCTCGACGATGTAGCCCTGGATGCCGTTGCTCTCGATGATGATGGTCGCCGGGTCGTACCGGCGGTCATACGTGGCGAGTTGGGCCTTGACCGTTGACGGCGACAGCCCTGGCTCGCTGCGGGCATCCAAGAGGACGCGCTCGCCGCCGCGCCGTCGGAGCCACACGCTGAACGCACAGTCGTCGCCAGTCGGCGAGTTCGCGGGGTCGTGCCCGACGACAATCGACTCGCCCCGGCCAGCACGGTACTGCTGGGGCGGGGTCCGGTCGCGGATTGAACACCCACCTTGCTCAACCGGGGCGTTGACAGCGTCGGCGTCGACGAGGTTGCCCGACGCACCGCGAATCGTCAGCGTGTACTCCCGCCAGAACAGGTAGTCAGCTATCTTCGAGCGCTTGTCGGCGAGCCACTCTGGGCCGCGCGCCTCGGGCCAGAGCAGCTGTAACGTCTGACCCTCGCGCCATGGGTCCTCGACCTCAGTGTAGTACTCCTCAGCGGGACGCCGCGTGCGCCAGTCATCGTCGTCGCGGAACTCTTGGTCCCAGATGTCGAGAATTGCCGGGAACTCGCGGAGCTCGTACCCTTCGTACGAGCGGTAGTGACTGTAGATGTCGTCCGGGCGCTTTCGTGTCCCGACCATCACCGTACGGCCATCTTCTTTGACCATCGGCTGAGTAACGCCGTCGACCCAGTTGATGACCTCTTGCGTGCCGCCGTCGCCCTTCTCTTTGATGATGTCGTCGAGAATCAACAGATGGGCACGGGACCCCTCGATACCGCCATCGAGCCAGCCCGTCGTCAGGCTTGACCCATTTTCGAACACCTTTGTCTTCTTCGAGTCTTCTTCGCGCGGCCGGTTGAGGTGTGTCAGCCACGAGTTCCGCTCTATCATCCGGTTGAGTTCGCGGTCGGCTTTCTCGAACGCCTGGTCGCGTGTGTTCATCGTCCAGATGACGCGGTAGCCGTCGAGATACTCGAGACAGGCTATCGTGAACGCCGACACGATGGTAGTCTTCAGCCCGTCGCGATGGCACAGGAGCACGAGGTCGCCGTCAACGTCAGCTGTACCCGCGAGGTGACGAATCCACTCGCCGTGGTGGTCGGCGAGTGGTGCCCACTCGTCATGCTCGGCGGCCATGTACCCCTGTGTGAGCTTGTTGGCAAAGTCCAGCCAGCAGCCGTGCTCGAACGGGTTGAACGCCGCGCGGAGGTCCTGCGGAGAGAGGTCAACCGCTGTCGCCTCGCCAGCATTGACTTTGCTACTCATCGATGAACTCCTCGGGACGTTTTGCTTTGTCGTCGACGTAGATATCGCCCGACCCCTTGTCGCAGCGGATGCCGTGATACTTGACACCCCATTCGGTGAGAAGGGCCGCAATCTGCTGGGCCTCGCTCCACGGCCGGGCCGTCCAGACGATGACCGTCCCACCGCCGTTGTAGTGCTCAATCACAGCGGCGATGACGTCTCGGTCGGGCTCAGGGCGCTCCCCGGTCCAGTACTCAACGTTATCCTGCGTGAGGGTGTTATCGAAATCCACCATCAGGCGCTTACCAGTCACGCGTTGTCCTCCAGTGTTGCTTTCCGAACCGCCGCTGCGGCCTCCTCGTCCTCAAACGAGACCGAGGTCGTGCTATCCAGGCCACCGCTCAGTTCGAGTTCGTCCGCCGGCGCGATGCCGAACGTGTCGCAGATGGACTCGAAGCGATGGAGGAATCGCTGGTCACCTGTCCGACGGAACTGCACCAGTGCGATGGCGGCAGCCGTTGAGCCCAACTCCTGCGCCGTCGCATCGTCAGCGAGGAGCTCCCGAGCGTCGTCGACGAGACCCTGTTCGGCCTCGGTCAGAAAGTCCTGAACGAAGTCCTCCGACCACGCCTCGACCGTGACGGCGTTGTCGTTCCCTTCTGGAGCGCCTTGGTTCTCCGCGGCCCCGCCGTGGAACTTGCACGGACCGCTATCGTTGTTGGTCCCCCAGCCCGCAGGGCGTTGACAGGGCTCGCCAGTGGACTTCGCAGTCCGGCCGCAATTTTGCTGTGCCATGAGGTTTGTTTCGTCAGGACGGTGTTTGTGGACTTGTCCGAGGGCGTCGCGGACCGTACTTCTCGGTCGTTCGCTCGTCGACGGCCCGCGGGTTGTCGTGCGTCCCGTCGTGGTGGCAGCGCCGGCAGCGCTCCGTCAGGTTGTCCGGGTCGTTGTTCCCGCGCTGTTCGTCGACGTGGTGCTGCTCAGTCTGGTCGGTCGGCGCGCCGCAGTGTGTACAGGTCATAGGAGGTGTGTCGCACAGCAATCTCGGCAGAGTGTGACCGTCTGGCCGATGTTGAACTCGTGGACGAGCGGCGAGTCCGAGGTCTTCAGGAACGTCTCGCCGAACTCGCCCATGAACGGCGGGCTGTGGTCGTATCGCCCCTCACACCCGTCGCAGTTGAACGTGTATCCCATCAGTCACTCCTCGGTTTTATCTGTCATGTATGAAAAACCACAGTGTGTCTGGAAAGACCGCGATGTGTTGTGTGTGCGTTACGAGTTGCCGTTTTCGTCGCCGGCGTCCGGGGTCGGCGTCGGCCGCTCGTTCCGTACCGACGCTTCCGTGTTCTTGAGTTCCTCGTCGCGGACCGAGTTGCCACGGTACGTCTCGATATCTCTAGTGTTGACGTAGTGGGACGACTCGCTGACCGACCGCTGGCCTCTGGCGTAGAGCGCGTAATACGACAGTGCGACGACCACCACGAACGGGATAGCCGCGAATCCCACAAGCGCGCTCACTATTTCTACCATGTGTTTGTCACCTCCGTACCGATCTCAGTTTTACGCCTCTCGCCCCGTTAAGCGGGGCTTATAGGCGTCGCGGACGCTTTTGATGAGTGCCTCGATGACGGAGACTGCGCCCGCGTAGGCGATGAGTCGGGCCTGCACAGTCCCCGCGTTCACGTCCATCCCGGTGACCGCAAGGCCTGCCCCGATGACCGCGCCCGTCGCGATGGTCGCCAGCGCCTTCGTCGGGTCCCATTTGATTGCGGAGTTCTGTGCTTTGTTTCGTGCGTACCAAGCGGCGGAGTAGCCACCGGCCGCAACGGTCGCTTCGACAACCGGTGCGAGGAGTGTCAGGTCGATGGGTGTCATTCGTCGTGGTCCTCTCTGACGGTTTCGTGGATGTCGTGCACCTCGCCGCGCATCCCCCGGTCCTTGGGGTCGTTGGGGTTTCCGTAGAGTGCGCGTTGCTGATCCTCCGCGAGGTCGTGAAGGTCGCTGAGACGTTGCTCGTGGCGCTCTAATCGCGGCGTCTCCTCCTCAAGATCGAGATGCTCCTCGATAGTTTTGAGTCGACGATCATGGCCGCGGAGTTGTCGGTACCCGCGCCGACACAACTCGGCGACAGCCGCAGCTGGGGCGATGATGACCCATCCCACGACGCTGCCGAGACCGTCGATGAGCGGCTCCAATAGCTGGTTCATCGTCGACAAAGGCCGCGCCGACGGAGTCGAACCGTCGCAGGCTCTCGTGAGAGATGGCCTGTCCAAACGCGGCGGAAACGAGTCTTCGGTGTCTCAGCCTGTCGACTCGCTACGCTGGCGATACCGTCAGTCGCCGAACAGTGGCGCGGCACTGGAGGCGTCGACAGATACCTCGCCGTCCACCATCTCGTGGATATCCGTGAGTTGGGCCGCTGACTGGTGCTCATCGTCTTCGGCCTTGTAACTCACCCAGTTCGTCGAGATGCTATCGACACGCCCATCGACGATGCTCAACTCGACATCCCAGCCACCGATTTCCGCGGCATGACCCTTCCGCTTCCCGTACGTCGTGAGGTCCTTCCAGCAGCCAGTATAAAACGCCTCGACACCTTCGGCAGCCGCCCACAGCCGACCGTGCAGATGGGGAATCGCCGACAGTGTCGGGCGGATATTCGTCGGTTGCTCGCGATAGAGCGTCTGTGCGCGATATCCGAGTGTGTATGGCTGTCCCCCGCTCGGATGGATGAGCTCGAGGTCGACATCGTTCGCTGGGTCGAAGACCAGGCGCGCCATCGAGTCACCCAGCCAGTTGAGGTCTGTGCGACGGTTGCCGAGCCGCTCGCCGAACCGGACTCCCGACCGTTTCCAGAGCTTGTGGTCGTGGTTCCCGCTGATAAAGAACGTCTCGATACCGTCTCGCTGTGGATAGTGCTTGACGCAGTAGTCCTGTAGTCGGTTCCAGCCGGTCGCCTCGGGGACAACCTCGTTGATTTGGTTCTGATGGACCTCCCACCCGTCGCCGATGTCGCCGCCATGCAGGACAATCTCGACGCCGCGGGCCTGCATCCGGTCGTAAAAGTCGTGTAGGTCCGCGAGATGACAGGCCTTGCTCCCGAGATGGGTGTCTGAGATGAGTCCAAAGCGGTAGGTCCCATCCCCATCGCCAATCTGGTACCGTTTGTCCCGCTCGTCGGGGATGTAGTAGCGCCGAGTCCCGTGCTTGTCGAGCGTGTCGAAATCGATGCACCAGCCCGCCTCGCTCATCCGGTCGAGGAGACGCTTCGCTTGGTCGCGACCGAAGCCGTAGCGGCGGTCCATCTCCGCATACGTGATTCCGTTCTCTCGCAGCGCCGTGATGAACGCGTTCGGAAGCTCCTCGCCTGTTGGCTGACCCGTGTCTGGGGTCGTTACCGCCGGGGGCGCGTCGTCGTCATCCGCGTCGTCATCATCCGCGTCGGTATCGTCGGCATCGCCGCCCTCAGCCGCACCGTCACTTGAGAGACGGTCTCGGTCCGCATCAGACAGCGCCCAGTAGGATGTGTCACCCTCCCGCTCGTACGGAATGTCGAACCCGCGATTGCGGAGTCGTTCTTGACGACCCTCCAGCGTCGGCACAGGAATATCGAGTTGCGCCGCCAGTTCCGCCTTCGGAACACGCCCGTCCCGGAGCGCGTCGACAAGTTCGCGCTGTGCTGGGGCGTTCGAGAGGACCCCGCTCATGTGTCGAGAACTACCGCATCGGCGAGTGCCTGGCTGAGGTCGAGAGTGCCGTCCTCGACGGGGAGCACCTGGTCGCGAACAGCGTCGACGAGCGCGGCGGCGTCGACCTCAACGTCGTGCTTGCCCTCGGCGCGGAGTGTTCGGGCCGCCAGCGCGAGGTAAAACGCTGTCTCGAAAGGAGACCGT